TGATAGGTAGAATATACGCAGCTGTTGAACTTAGTGTTTGTGAAGACCCACCACCAAGTGTTTCCATTAAACTACGGAATCCTCCGCCGAACGCAGTGCCGAGATTACTAATTAATCCCGAAGGTAGTTTATTCCTATAATCATGGAATACGATTGATGTGTAGTATTCCCTACCGCTAGCTAAAAGGTCGTTAGGCATACTCATACTGTTAACGGCTGGACCACTTCCTGGACTCGGGAAGTTTACGCGGTTTCTAAAGCTCATTTCTAACCCTTGTATAAATATATTATGACAGACTGTAATATTCATTCTTATTTATATAGAAGGTAATATGCCAAGATACCAAGGATTCTTCAAACCAAAAAACCCAAGTAAATATAAAGGTGATCCAACAAACATCGTTTATAGATCAGGTTGGGAATTGAAGCTTATGCTTTATCTGGATCAAAGAAAAAACGTTATCCAGTGGTCGTCCGAGGAGTTGATAATCCCATACATATCCCCTATTGACAATAAAATACATAGATATTTTCCTGATTTTGTTGTTACTAAAATGGACAAACAAAATCAAAAAGAAACTGTTGTGATCGAAGTAAAGCCTGCTAAACAGTGCATTGCACCAAAGAAACAAAAAGAAATATCTAGGAAGTATATTACTGAGGTGAAAAACTGGGGTATAAATGAAGCTAAGTGGAAAGCGGCCACAGAGTTTTGTATGGACAGAGGCTGGGAGTTTAAGATTTTCACTGAGAAAGAGCTAGGTATTAAATAATTATGGAAGACAACGATACATTTACACAGAAACTGAATGAATCTAGATCATCATTAGCCAACTCCGCAAAGGAAGCCATGAAGTGGATTGGTGATAAGATTAAAGGGATGGCGAAGCCACCAGCTCGTATGTTTAAGAAAGCGAGCACACCAACCATAGGAGAGATGTATTTATTCCACTATGACGCGAAACACAAGGCCACTCTTCCAATGTGGGACGCTCACCCTTTGGTGTTTCCTATAGAGTTCTACTCGGATGGTTTCTTGGGTCTGAATCTCCACTATTTACCTCCAGCAGCTCGCGCTAAACTATTAGACAATTTAACTAAGTTGGTTGGGAATACTAAATACAACGATAACAAAAAGCTAACAATTTCGTATCAGGTATTGAAGGCTCACAGTCGACAATTTTCTGGTTATGGTGATTGCGTTAAGAGATATTTGTACGGTCACATTAGATCACCTTTCCATAAGGTCGATTCAACGGACTGGTCAAAAACAATAATGCTACCACTCGCAAGCTGGCAGCATAAAAGGTAAGTCTAGGTCCATATATGTCTTTCAATATAAAGAACTTTAAATCTAATATTGTAGCCGATGGTTATCTAAAAAATAACTATTTTGAGGTTTGGGTGCAACCACCAAGCTTTATGCAAAACTCCACGATCTCCAACGTAAGCGGGGAACGTGGTGTCAACACATCATTCTCAGATATGTTACGGTACAGAATTGAGCAAGTAAGAGTCCCTGGTATATCATTAACGTCTAACGATATGCGGGTGTATGGTATCGGGCCAACACAAAAAATGCCATACGCCGCTCAGATTATGGACACAACCTTCTCTATTCTTGTTGATAGAAAAACAGATATTTGGGATTTCTGGTATAACTGGATTAATCGCATCTTTAATGTTAATGGGGTAGATGCTAGCGGGAATAGGCAACCAACATATACAACAAGCTACAAAGAAGATTACACTACAACCATGGTGATAGTAATCTATGACAATACTGGTAAAGTGGTCAGAAAAATCAACCTGTTAGAAGCATTCCCATCCGCCTTGGATGATGTTCCATTAGCTTGGAATGACACTCAAGGTCTCATTAGATTAGGCGTTGCAATAACATTTACATCTTATACAACTGAAGAAGGTGATCAACTGAATAATAACACCAACTCTTCAGTTCAGATAACGTTCTAGTTCTATTCTAATACACCCTTCGGGTGGTGACCTTCGGTCACTGGTATTCTTATTGTTTATTGTCTTATCCTTAAGAAGCAGTAAAAGCATTAAAGTATATTCTTAGGCGACAACCTATTATACCGTTGTTCGTGGATTAAGTCAAGTAAATAATGACAAAAAAGTGAAAAAAAGTTAAATTAATTTAATTTGCTTATTATTACAATTAAGTGTTGACTTTTTATCAAAACAATAGTATTATACTAATATAAATTGATAAAGATAAAAAGGAATACCTGAAAATGGCACACGAACTTGAAATGAATGGCGATGAAGCTTCCATGGCGTATGCTGGTGATTTGCCTTGGCACGGTTTAGGCACCAAAGTACCACACGACTTATCAACTGACCAAATGCTTAAAGTTGCTGGTCTTGACTGGGAAGTGGAAAAGATCCCAGCGTATGTTGATATCAAAGGCGTCCCGACTCAAATCGGTAAATCTGCTTTGGTCCGCTCGAGCGATAACAAAATCCTAGACACTGTGACAGACGATTGGAATCCAGTGCAAAACCAAGAAGCATTTGATTTCTTCAATGAATATGTGCAAATGGGTGATATGGAAATGAATACAGCTGGTTCGCTCAAAGGCGGACAGATTATTTGGGGATTAGCCAAAGTGAAGGATTCCTTCGAATTGTTCAAAGGCGATCAGATTGATTCGTATCTTCTATTCACAAACTTCCATAAATACGGTTTTTCTACAGACGTAAGGTTCACACCAATTCGCGTTGTTTGTAACAATACACTGACGCTTTCACTGAGTGGAAATGTAGATCGTATGGCTAAGGTCTCGCATCGTCGGGTGTTTGACCCTTCTCATGTTAAAGAAATGCTTGGTGTCGCCACTGATAAACTTTCACAATACAAAGAAATGGCTGCATTCCTTGGTGGTAAACAGGCTAAGAATGAAGATGTTGTAACTTACTTTAATCGTATCTTCCCTGTAACTGGAGTTGTTAAAAAAGACGATAACAAGAGAAAGAAAGTTTCTAAGAATGCTCAGCTGGCTATGGATATTCTCCACACACAACCTGGCGCTGAATACGCTTCTGGATCTTGGTGGCAGCCATTCAACGCTGTGACTTACTTAACAGACCATCTTGCAGGTCGCTCGGTGGATAGCCGCCTGACATCAGCTTGGTATGGTCAAAATAAAACATTGAAAACAAAAGCTCTCAATACTGCACTCGAGATGGCTGGATAAGGATAACATTATGGCTCGTCGTAAAGAAAACGCTAAAGCGCGAATGTCTAAGAAACAAGAATTTATTATCAACTCCAAGCATCTTGGCGACGAGCCTATTCTTAAAGAAGGATACACCAGTTGCGAGATGACAGTTGCACTCAACTGGTGTAACTACATGTATTCGGTTAATGACGCCAGGAAGTTTATCGAAGAATACCTTAAATCTTCAGACCGTAAAGAGGATTTAGTTCAATTTAATAGGGTCAATGATTCTAATGTAACCCGTTCCGTTGCTTGGGTCGCTAGGTTAATAAACAATGGCAGTGAAGTGTCTGACCGATCTATTGAATATTTCGAAGAACTTCTGGGAAAAATACTAAGTTCTGCGGAGAAACCAAAGAAAGTTGTAGTTGATAACATTAAAGAAACTAAAAAAGTTATTTCTATCCAAGAAAGAATGGCTATCAAATCCGGCGAGCTCATCGCTGAGATTGAAGAGTTGGTAGACCACTGGCAATCAAAAACTGATTTTTCTTTTTATGAGTGGTTAGTGGAAAGGAATATCCCCGCGGCTTACGGGGCGTCTATCATCAACTATTATGGTCCAATTTTAATGGAGTTAGTCGAGGCCAAAGAAGGCGAGTGCGACCAGCTGAATGAAGCTTATTCTTACCTGAAGAAAAAAGAATTGACCAGTTTAGTTAGATTTATTGCAATGATTGTTGATGATACAGAGAAGTATTCTACTAACGTCAAGAAAACCAGAAAACCGAGCAAACCAAGAAAGGTGTCTGTTGAGAAAAAACTAAAGAATCTTAAATATAAAAAAGAAGACAAGGAGTATAAGATAGCTTCTATTAATCCAGAAAAGATGTTAGGTTCTCAAGAAGTTTGGATGTTTAACACGAAATATAAAACTATCACTGTTATTCGTGCTATGAATCATGATGGTATTCAAGTCAAAGGTACAAGCCTAATTAATTATGATGTTGAAAGTTCCCAGACTAAGAGAACTGGTAGAAAAGCAGAACACTTTATCAGTAGAGCGCTGAATGGTGGTAAGGTAGTGCTCCGGAAGCTCATGGATGAGATGGATAAAGAAACAAACCTAGCTTATAGACTCAACGAGAATACTATTATTCTTCGGGTGTGTTAGTGGGGTTTGTGGATAATTACTCGCTATTTATATTATTACCATATAAATATAATAATCCCCGCTTCGAAGGGGTAATACTACAAAGGTAAATATGACCTATGACACAATTGATTGATCCAGAAAAATTCACTAACGTCACAAATCTTCTTCGTTCTTTTTTTGCAAAAAAAGGGTTTCAAGAAGTTCACACTCAAAATCGTCTTAGCATTCTAGCTGCCTGCGAAGACCCATTCAACGTCGCTACTTATAACTATGAGGGTAAAGTTTGGCCGTTACCGCAAACCGGCCAGATGTGGTTAGAGCACGAATTATTGTCCAAGCCTTCTTCGAAAGGCTTTTTTTGTGTCAGTACCTCATACCGCCAAGAGCCTAACGCTATCCCTGGCAGACACGATACTATTTTCCCGATGTTCGAATTTGAAATGCCAGGCGATATTTATGATTTGAAGGAAATGGAATATGAATTGGTGGAATACTTAGGATTTGATAAGCCTACAGAAAAAAGGTATGTTGAATGGCAAGAACACTATGGTATAGAGGGCGAGATTGAAGCTGGACACGAGACAACTATGTTTAATGATTTCGGTAGCACAATGATCACTGACTTCCCAGAGTCCACAAGCCCATTTTGGAATATGAGTAGATACAATATCTTCCAAAGTAAGACCCAATACAGTAAAAAGATTGATGTTATCCTTGGCGGTATGGAAACAATTGGTAGTGCTGAACGGAGTTCAGATATAGATAAAATGCGCGACACTTTCTACACTATCACAGACGGCGCGTACTCGAATCTATTATTCTCATTGTTCGGTAAGGACAGAGTTGAGGCTGAACTTGAAGAGTTCTTTAAGTTTGATTTCTTCCCTAGAGTTGGTGGTGGTATTGGACTAACTAGACTCATCTCGGCTATGGATAAACAGAATGTGCGATAAGTGTGACCGAAAAGTGATACACGAAACCACAGATAAAATGTACAAAATACAGTGTGGTGGGTGTCACAAACCAATCTACGGTGACCCAGAAAAAGACTGTGAGCAGTTTATCTTGTCACCAGTAAGAGGGAATAAATAAAGAATACTATCAAAAATATAACGATTGATAGTTAATTTAGGCGATGTATGAGATATTACGGACTCGGCTTCGATGCCGACATCTCCACCATAAAGCGCGTATTAAATATGTGTTTTATTTCGGGGATGAAATGGATTCGACGTGTGTTAATTACAAAGTTTAGTTATCGGGATCTAAGCGCCGTTACCGCGAAGAAAAACTATAATTGCAAATGACAATTATCAAATTATGGCTATGGCTGCTTAGGTAGCATAGTTCGGGGTGACCCACCAGACCTAGCAACAGAACTGGTGGGGTTTTCTGATCAGAAAATACTCAAACACTTCCATTGAAAGGGAAAAAATGATTAAAAATTTTATTGAGAAAGTTGACGGGTTCTTCGGTATCGCTAAAAGTGGCAGTAATGTAAGAACTGAAGTCATGGCTGGTCTGGCCACGTTTTTGACTATGGCGTATATCACAGTAGTCAATCCTGCCATTCTATCAACCGAAGGCACTGGTATGCAGTTCGGTGCTGTATTTACAGCTACTATTATCGCCGCTGTTGTCGGTACACTTATTATGGGTCTATATGCAAAATGGCCTGTTGCTCTAGCTCCTGGTATGGGGTTGAACGCATTCTTTGCGTTTGGTGTTATTTTTGG